AAATCGTATCGGTTCATCGCCGCCGATCAGAACCGCCTGATCGGGTTCGGCTCCTATACGAGCACGGACAAGCAGAACCGGCTGGAGATCGGCGCCGTCGTGGGCAGTCTCGACAAAGGTGACGCGGAGCGCGTGGACACGACCTCGACCTATTACTACGACTTCGACGAAAAGGACAGCGGCGTCCCCACGGGCCTCATCGGGCCGTTGTTTGGCAATTTCTACCCGTTCAAAACGCGGCAGATGTGGGAACTGAGCCCCACGGGCTCGGTGACCGACCCGTATCGGCGGACGTGCATCACGAAAGAGCTCGGCATGGTGCAGTCCCACGCCGGCTGTGTGGGGGAGGATCCCGAGGGGTCCCCGTGCATCTATTTCATGTCCCATCGCGGCTTCGCGCGCTATGGGCAGGACGGGCTCGACCTCACCGTCGGCCGGGGCATCGAAGACCTGATCCTCGGCCCCACGAGCGTGATGAACATGGCCGCGACACAGGTGATCTGCCACATGGTCTACCACACCGATCGGCAACAGGTCTGGGTGTGGTGGACGGTGGGCGCCGGCTCGGCCCCCACCGTGCTCGGGGTGTTGAATGTCCGGTCGGGCGGGTGGGCCCGGTACACCGGCCTCATCGCCGACGCGTATGCGTCCGTGATGTTTGCGGACTCGCTGGGGGGCACGATGGGGTTTGCGCTCAAGCCCTACTCGAGCTCAACGGACATCATCCCGAAGCTGCGTAAATGCGACGACACGGCGGTGACCCAAGACAACGCGGTGAGTTATCAAGCGTACGTCACGACGCGCCCGCTGGAGCCGGCCGGCCCGGGGATGCGAGGCGCGACCGGAGACGCGATCGTGCTCGCGCCGCCCGCGAGCGGCGTGACCCTCACGGCCACGCTGACCCCGGACTTCGGGGCCGGCACGGCGAAAACCGGCACGGCGCTCCTGACGGCCGCCGGATCGGAAACACGCGTCAGTAAACGGCTGGAAGGCTCCGCGATCGGCCATGCGGAATTCGTGTCGATCACGATCGGGGACAGTGCGGCGGCCAACAACACGTGGTCGTTCGATCGGATCACGATCCCGCTGGGCGGCCAGGAGCCGATCTCGTGAAGGCCAGCTTCAAACACCGCGCGCCGATCGAGAAGCTCAGCCGCTATCTCGCGCTCGAGATCGATGATCTCGTCGGGTCGATCAACACACAGCCGCTGTTTGTCGGGGCGGCGCGGATCTTCAGCGGCGCCGGGTCACCCGAAGGCATCATCGTCGGCACGCTCGGCGATCACTACCTGCGGACCGACGGCGATAGTTCGACCGCGCTCTACCGGAAGGCGACAGGGGCGAATACCGCGACCGGCTGGATGCCGTTCGTCACGCACGGGAGCTGGACGCCCATTGACAGCAGCGGCGCGGGTCTCGTCTTTGCCGCCGCGGTCGGGGAGTACTCCCGCATCGGCCATCGGTTCGACTTTACGGGGCAGGTGACGTACCCGGCCACGGCGAGCGGCGCCGCCGCCATCATCGGCGGCCTGCCGGTCACCGCCACGGCGTTCAATAGTGCGGTCACGATCGGCTTTCAGGCGGGCGGCGTCGCGGGCCTCCAGGCGCGCGTGCAGGCGTCCACCACGACGATCAATGTCACGATCGAGATCACCGCCGCCGCGGTGACGAATGTCCAGCTCACGGGCGCGATTCTCGTGTTCTCGGGATCCTATCGGGCGACGACGTAGGAGCAGACCATATGCCGATCTCCCCCGTGCTGAATCAGATCAAATCCCGCGCGACCGGGTATGTCGGGAGCAAGTTCGTCGGCGTGCCCGGGCAACCGCCCGATCCGGCGCAGACGAGCGCGCCCGCGCCACTCAATCGCACACCAGGCCCCCCCACGGGCACCCCCATGACCAACACGGGCGTGCTGAAGCCGCAGGTGCAGCCGACCCAGGGGATCCTCCCAGGCGAGATGGACCGCAATGGGCCCGCGCCCTCGCCCGCGCCGTACGCGGGACCGGGGTATGTCGGCACGCCCGCGAACAGCAACATGCAGGGGTTCGTGCAAGGCAAGCTCGCGGATCCGACCCTCGGCACCACGCACAAGTACCAAGGCGGGCGGTATCTGCAACAGCACCCGGGGGACATCGGGGGCCTCTTGCAACAGCCCGGGTTCGAAGGCTGGAAACAAGTCGGCCCCGACAAGATCCTGGGGCCCGGCGGGTCGACGTACGACGTCCGCAACGCGAATGGGGCGGTGCAGTGGACGGCGATCTCGGGACCGGCCTGGGATAAGAACGGGATCGCGGGCGTGAACTCGCTGGGCGTGAATTCCTCGATGAAAAACGACGGCATCAAGGGGAACTACGCCGCCGCGAATACGGCGGCGGCGGATGCGGCGAAGGCGGCGGGGGGGAGCACGATGGGCTACGCCTCGTCGTCGCCGGGCGGTCCAGCCGGCGCAGGGGCGCTGGGGGGCGAGGCCGGCGCCGCTGGCAGCAGCTTCACGGATCAAGTCCGCGCGCGGCTCATGGCCCAGATGGATCAGGTCGGGCAGCCCGTCACCGGGAACGACCCCGCGATCGCCGCCGCGATGGAGGGCGCCCGCCTCGAGTCGGAGCGCGGGCTCGAACAGTCGCGCAAAGAGCAGGCGGAGCGGATGTATGCCGAGGGGAGCCTTAACTCCAACGCGCTCGGGCAAGGGCTGCAGCAAGGCCGCGAACGAGCGGCCGGCGGCCTCGCTGGCCTCAAAGGCGATCTGATGGGCCGCGAGATGACGGCCCGCCGATCACAGATGGCGACCCTGCTCCAACAGGCGCTCCAGAGCGGCGACAACGAGAGTGCCCGGGCGCTGCAGCTGAAGCTGAGCCAGATGGACAACGAGATCCGGAAAGCCGAGATGGCGCAAGCCGGCCAATTCCACGATGACAGTTACGGGCTCCAGAAGGGGCAATTTACGTACGAACAAGATAGGGATGCCGCGCGAGCCAAAGCGGGGCTGAATTTCTAAAGGACGCGACCTATGGCTGATCCCTCGCCCGAGCAACTCGCGCCGATTGAAGCGCAGTTCAACGCGCATCCGGCCATCCGCGCCTTTTTCGCCAGCGGGAAACACAGCGCCCTGGCCTGGGTGCGCGCGGTGGGCCAGGCGTCCCGCGACCTCAAGATCGACGTCCCGCACGACTACCAGCCCGAACAACGGGACGGCCAGGTCAAGCTGGAGAAGCGCAGCTTTCTGCAGCGCAATCCGTGGGTGATGCCGGCGGTCGCGGTCGGGGCGCCCTTGGCCGCCGGGGCCGCGTTGGGCGCGGTCGGCGGGGCCGCCGCCGCGGGTGGCGCGGCGGCGGCGGGTGGTGGCAGCGCGGCCGTCGGAGGGGGCACCGCCACAGGGGCCTTAGCGGCAGGCTTGACCCCGAGTTTTGCCGTCCCAGGGGCGCTGGCAGGCGTGGGAGGCACCACTGGGGCGCTGAGCGGCGGGGCTGGCATCCTCAGCACGCTCGGCACGGTCGGCAAGTACGGCCAGCAGGCGCGCGACATTGGCGAACAACTGAGCGCCGGCGCACAGGGGCAAGCGGAAGGCCGCCGCGCGGATGCCACCGCGGACATGTACGCCGCGAGCCAGAACAACCGGGCCCTCGTGGACGCGGCACAGTTCAACCGCGATCTCCCGATGACCCGCGCCCAGCAAACGGCCCGCGGGGATCTCATGTCCTCGCCGATGCAGGACGCGAGCTCCACCGGGAGCGGGCGGGACATTCAGTTCTCGGGCGGCGTGCGGCCGTCCAGCTTCGGCGCGAGCACGACGCAAGCCGGGGAAGAACTCAAGCGCCAAGCCTTGTTGAAGATGATGCACCCGGAGGCCGATCAGCTCACGCCGCAGATCACGCAACCGCGGAGCGCGGGGGCCGGGGAAAACGCCCTCGGGATGGCGGGGACGGGGTTGAGCATTCTGGGCGCGTACAACAAATATCGGGGAGGCCGCTAATGGGCTGGGCCGATGTCGCCGGTGGGGTGCAGAACGCCGTGCAGCGGCAGTTGATGCAGCGCGTGCAGCAACAGCAGATGGAAGCGCAAGCGCAAGAGCATCAGCGCCGGGCGGAGATGGAGTACCGCTCCGCCGATCGCGCGGATCGGAGCCAGGGCCTGCAGGAAGCGGAGTTCGAAGCCCGCAACGCCCGCCAGCTCGGGCTGGACGAGCAAGCCGCGCAACAGCACACGGCCACGCAAGCGACGGCGCTCGGCGATCAGCTGCCCCCGGACACGTTCCTGGGCACCGAGGATCCCGCCGTGGGAACGATGCAGCGCGGCGGGACCGGCTCATTGTTGACGCGGCAGGCGCCAACGGAGGCGATGGGGCCCGAGTTCGCCGGCCCGATGCCGAATATGGAGAGTCCGCAGCAAGCGCAGGTGGGGCGGCCGGGCGGGTATCTGAAAACGCGGAGCCAGAAGCAACTGGACACCGACGCCGACAATGCGCGCATGGCGCAGACGGTGACGGATACCCGCGCGGACAAAACGGCCGACAACGTGCGGAGAGATGCGGAGAATGCGGCAACGGCGGACTTCCGCAAGGCCACGCTCGCGCAGCACCAGCCCACGGATAAATTCGCCGACTGGAAACAGCAGTACGACTACGAACTCGCGCATCCCAAAAAAGGCGGGACGGGCGTGGATGGGCCGTCGCCGTATGCGGAGGAACGCGCAACCCGCAACTTGGCCGCGGTCAAGGATCTCTCCGACTCTGCGAGCCGGTGGAATACGGGCTACGGCAGCCTCTTAAGCAACGTGCCGGAAAGCGACGCGCGCACCTTTGCCGCCAAGCTCAAGACGCTGAAAGCCAACATCGCGTTTGGCGAACTCACGGCGATGCGCGAAGCGAGCAAGACGGGCGGGGCCCTCGGCGCGATTTCCGAACGGGAATTGACGCTGCTCGAATCGGCGCTCGGCGCGCTGGATACGGGTCAAGAGAAAAGCCAGTTCCAAGCGGAACTCAAGAAGATCGAGGACAGCATCGGGCGATGGCATAAAGCCAGCGGCGGCGGGACGCAAGGGGGGATGCAGCGGATGCAAGCGCCCGATGGGCGGATGCTGAACGTGCCCGCGGACAAAGTGGCGGAGATGGAAGCGCACGGGGCGACGAGACACTGATGCCGCAAGATCCGTTTGCCGCCTTCGTCGTGCCGTCAACTCGCGGGACACGCCCGCCCGGCAATATCGACCTGTACAAGCAACCGAAGGTCAAGAATCCAGACGGTTCCACTAGTACGGTTGACTCTTCAAGTTATAACCTCGACGGCCAAGAGACGTTATTGCCATCGGTGACCCCAGATGGTCGCCATCTATCGAACCCGGATGACATCGTGTCGGAGTATCGCAAGACTGGGCGGCATCTCGGCAAGTTCAAAACGCCAGATGAGGCCACAGCGTACGCAAAACAGCTCCACGAGGACTATGCCGCCGGAAAGTACGACAAGGCACCGGACGATCCCTTCGCCGCGTTTGCCGCGAAGGATACGCCCGTACCGGGCCGCACCTGGACGGATACCGCCGTGGATGCGCTGCCCACGATTGGCGGCGCCCTCGGGGGATTAGCCGGCGGCGTGGGCGGCTCCGTGTTCGGGATGGGCGTGGGCGCCGTGCCAGGGGCCATTGGGGGCGCGGCCGTCGGGGGCGCGGGCGGGGAAGGTTTGCGACAAAGTATCAACGCCATGCGGGGCAAGGGGGCGCTGTTGACGCCGGGCGCGGCCCTGGCTGGCATCGGGACCGAAGGCGCGATTCAGGGGGCGGCGGAAGGCGCGGGGATCGGCGTGGGGAAGCTCCTCACCAGTGTGGCAAAACAAGCCTACCGGGGGGCGCTCCGACCGAGTGCCGCGATTCGCAGCAAGGCGCCGGATGTGGTGGAACGGGGCTTGGCGGATCGCGCGTTCGTGGGATCGCGGAGTGCGAAAGAAAAAGCCTTCGCGGGCGTGAAAGCCTCAAAAGCGGAAGCCGACGCCGCGGTCGCGGCCCAGTCGTGGGCGTCGCCCATCACCAGCCGCGAAACCCGACAAGCCTTACTGCCGGAAGTGGACCGCGCGAAACGCGAAGTCGCGGCGGGCCTCCCAGACGTGCGGCGGGCGATTGCGGAACGGGCCAAGACGATCCCGAAATACGCGACCCTGCAAGAAGGCCACGCGATCGCGCGCACGCTGAACGATGCGGCGGACCCGGCGTTTAAAGCGGCGAATCGCGGCGGGGCCCCCGTCAGTCTCGAGCACCGCCTCAACAAAGATTTGGCGCAAGCCTATAGCGGCGCGGTGAAAGACCGCGTGCCCGGCTTGGCGGCGATCAACAAGACGACGGCCGATCGAATGGGCCTCGCCCGCGCCCTCAAGGATGCGGCGGAACGCCCAAGTGTGCTGGCGAACATCGTGGCGAGTGGCGCGGGCGCCGGGGAGTTTTTCCGATCCGGCGGCGATCCCGGCAATGCCCTGGCGACCGCGCTGGCGATTAAGGGGGTGTCCTCGCCGCGGACGCTCTCGGCGGGGGCGATCGGGCTGAACGAACTCGGGAAACGCTCCGGCCTCTCCACGACCGCGATCCGCGCGGCCCTCTTGGCCCTGATGCAGAAGGACGAACCGCGGTGACCGTCCAGGATTATTTACTCCTCATCGCGGGGGTCTTTGCCGGGCTCGTCCTGGTCATCAAAGAAATCGGCCAGTGGTGGGGCCGGCACGACGCGCGGACTGCCCAGGACGGCCAGCGGCAGCTGATGGCAGCGGTCGCCACCAATACCCAGATGACCGAGAAGATCGACGCGCAAACCAACGGCGGCTTCGCGCACTTGGCCGAGGAACTCCGCGACACGAGAACTCAACTCGCAGCGGCGTATCGGGAGATCACGGAAATGAAGGCGGAAGTGCTGAACCGGAACAAAGGAGTCTGACATGGACCTGATCAGTCTCTTGGTGTGGCTCATTGTTTGGGGCTTGGTCTTCTGGGCCGTTCGGACGTTGAGCGGCGCGTTCGGGATCCCGGCGCCGCTCGTTCATACGGGGTGCGCTTCACTGTCGCCATAACCACATTATTCCATCGTTCAGGTTGCGTTGAAAGTCCGTCCCTTCGGTTGCGGTAACGAAAGAAGAAGATGAAACCACTCCTGCTCGCGTTCGTCGCGCTGCTCGCGCTCGCCTCGCCGGTGTTCGCGCAGACCGCCCCGGAACCGACGCTCAGTTGGGATCTCGAATTCTGGGCGGCGGGTGTGGTGCCCGGTGTCGGGGCGCCGCTCAATGGCATCCAGAACTTCACCGTGGCGTCGTCGCTCTGTGACATGCCGATGGCCGTGTTGCCGACGGGCCCCATCGTGAACCCGACGCAGATCAATGTGGCCGATCCGTTGGCCCTCACGACACGCGACTGCATCCTCAACTCGATCACCGCCGCCGGCACATTGCTGGCGCTGCCGCTGGGGAACGGCATCACGGGCACGGCGCGGGCGCGGGGGGCCACCTTGATCAGCGTCAGGAGCGCCGCGAGTAACCCTTTTTCGCATGCAGTCCTCGCCGTGGCACCTACGATCCCGACACGGGTCGTTGTACGCCCCTGATCCCGTGGTGGTGCCGGCGCTTTCCGTGGCTGTGTCGACGATGACGACCACGGTGCGGCCGTGCAACGTGTGGATCGCGGCGGCGGTGATCACCGCGGCGACCACGTTGCGCCTCGAGGTCGACCGGCTGATCACGGCGGGATCGGATGGCCGCCACCGGAAAGGGTCGAAGCATGCCACGCGCGAGGCGCTCGATATTTGGACGACGCATCTCTCGGCCGTGGACCGGTCGACCCTGTTGACGGCGATCCGAGGCCGGTTGGGCGAGGACTATGACGTCGTCCTCGAGTCGCTCGGACAACCGCATGAACACGCGCACATTGAACGGGACGTCACGCCATGAGTACCCGCGCCTTCTCCGTCACCGTGCGCGATCACGAGAGTCACCCGATCCCCGGCGCGCTCGTCTGCGTCAACGATCGCTGTGGCCAGACCGATCTGCAGAACGGCCGGGTGCGGATCGAGGGCATCTCAACCGACTGGCATCAGGTGCAGCTGCAGGCCGAAGCCGAGGGCTACGCGCTCTACTCGGAGAGCGTCAACCTCGACCCCGGTCAGCCACCCTTCGGGGATGTGGAATGGCCGGACCTCTACCTCGACGCCGACCACGACGCGGCGGGGCCGGTGCGGGTCGAGGGCGATCACTTCATGGCTGGCGATGCCCGCTGGCTGTGGAAGGGGAGCACCGACTTCCGGCTGGGTGAGGTCCTGCTGCGCGGCGGGGACGTGCGGCCGATCCTCGAGCAGCGCCAAGACGCGGGGGCCAATCTCGTGCGCGTCTTATCCATGAAGAAAGACAACACTGGGTGGCAGCTGGATCCACGCCACCCGGGCCACACGGACATGATGCACCGGCTGTTCACGCTCCTGGGCAACATGGGGCTCTACGCGGAGTGGACGATCTTCGCGGACACCAAGCTCATGATGCCCAATCCGTCCGAGCAGCAGGACTACTACGGCCGGCAGTGCGCGATCGTCCGCCAGTACCCGCATCTCTTCCTGGAGCTGATCAACGAAGCGGGCCACGGGACGCAGGCGTGTGATCCGCAACGCTTCTCGAGGCCGGACGGGATTCTCTCCAGCCACGGCTCGGGCCTCTCCGACGTGCAGCCGGTCAAGCCGTTGTGGCATTACGCGACCTATCACGCGCGGCGGTCAGGCGGGCTGGCCAAGATCGGGAGCAACTATTCCCCCTACGTCTTTCAGGACGGCTATCCGACGCCGTGTCCCTACGTGCCGGAAGAGACGATCAAGCCGGAACAATACGGCTATGACACAGGCGTCGCGCGGTTGATGGGACAGGCGGCGTGTTGTGGATCAGGCGGAACATTTCACCACGATGCGTGGAACGCGCCGCGACTGTTCAACGAGGGGGAGTTCGCGTGTGCCTCGGCCTTCTATCGGGCGCTCGCGTGACCTGTCCGATCGAGGGCGTGATCGCGGAATTGATCGTGGAGCCGATTCCCGTCATCCCTGATCCCGACCCGTCGAATGCGTCCGGCTGGGCGCTCCTAGCCCTCGTGCTGGGGATCCTGATCTACGAGGTCTGGGCCATCGCCACCGGACGTCCGACGATCTCGCAGTGGGTGCAGCGCGCGACCCGCGGCCGCCCCTGGTGGAAGGCGTTCGGCGTCGTCTCGATTGGCTTGTTGTTGTGGCATCTGTTCGAAGGCGGGCCGCTCTGATGGGCGACACCGTGATCTTCCTCGTGTGTCAGGCTGTCGGCGTGGTCGTGCTCGGCGTGATCCTCACCAGTCTCCTGCTGTGGGCGTGGTGATGCCGGACCATCCGCACGATCTGAACTGGAAGCGGGCGACCATGCTGATCTGGGAAGCCGACGACGCCGAGCTCGCGCTCATCATTCAACTCGTCACGGAGTTTGAGCAGCAATACGGGAGGACGATCACGGCCGCGGAGTTGCGCACGATCCTCCAGCGGCCCGCGTGGTGATCATGCGACCTGAAGCCGTGATCCTCTACTGTACATTCGAGGACTGTGGCGCGGGCTACGGCAGCGTCGGCGAGATCCCGCCCGTCTGTCCGAGTTGCCAACGGGCCACGCGCTGGACGACGACGCCGCCGCACCCGGACCGCCCCACGGTGCCGTACGCGATCACGCACAACGACGCGATCTTTCTGCACGCGCGGGGCATTCAGAACGACTAATCCGCCCGGGCGTGGCAGATCTGACTGATGAAGGGCGACTGCGCCGCCATGACCCGCGCCACGGCCTGACAATCCTGGAGCACGATGAACGGACCGGCGACCGCCTCGCCGGACATCGTGGTGACGAACCACCCGAGCACGAGCGCGCGGATCGTCCTCATGGCGTGCAATCGTAGTAGGGGATCTGGATCTGGGTGAGCGCGGGACAGGCCGCCCCGCCATTCGCCGGCGGCCGGGTGATCGTCCGCGTATACGTCTCACTGCGGAAGTGCTGAAAGTGGGGATCGCCGAGCGTCCACTGTTTGCACTCGCTGAAGGCGCTCACGGCACTCAACACCCAATCGGAGACCTGGCAGTTGACGGGGGCTTGCGCGACGGGCGCGGGAACCGGCGTGGGCGCAGGCTTGGGCGAGGGCTTCGGGGCCGGCGTGGGCGCGGGCGGCGGTGGCGCGGCAGGCGGCGGGGCTGGCGCGGGAACGGGGACGGGCTCGACGGCCGGCCCGGGCGCGGCCGGCGTCACCAGCACCTCGGGCGTGGCGGCGAGGACGGTCGCACTGGGGCCGGTCGGCATGTCCGAGCAGGCAAGCGACACCGTAACGAGCACGGGGAGCGCGAGGAGGACCGCTTTCATGGGTTCAGTCTTTCAATCTGGCCGATGGGTTTTTCTGCGCGCCGCGGCGGTGACTTGAGCCACTGCCGGAGAAGGGTCGTCACGAGGGCTTTCAGGCTGATGCCCTCGAGCGCGGCTTGGGCCTTCACCTGGCGCCACCACGCATCGTCGATATCGCGCAGGATGAAGGATGCCATACACAGCAAGGTATCACTGATAACGTACAAGTGTCAAGCGTAATCGTCAGGCGAGGAACTCGAGGAGGGTGAGCGCCACTAGGAGCCCGCAGGAGGCGCGTTCAAGGCTTCGGAAGATTTGATCCACGATCTGCTCGACGAGGCGGACGTGCGCCGGGGAGCGCCAGGCGAGCACCTGGAGCTTGTCCCCCAGACTCGGCCCGCGTAAGAAGTCGGCTGGCGAGGCGTTCAAAGTCGGCGATGATGTGCTTGAGTTCCGCAGCGGCCGGCGACGGGGGCGGCGCGACAGCGACATGAGCGTCCTTTTTGGATGAACGGTGCACGGCGATGTCTACGGCAGCAACCTGCATGCCGCGCATCGCGTGCCCGATCCGCCGGTCGCGGCCACCACGCCGCTCCATCTGCCGCCGCTCCGTCAGCGTGGAGATCCCAGGCTGAAAGAGCTGATACGTCGCAATGCCAAAGAAGTCCGCGATCCGGTCCACGTCGCGTAGGGAAAACTCGCGGCGCGGTTCCTTGAAAATCTTACTGATCCAACTTTCACTTTTGTAACAGTATTGTGCCAAGTCTTTACGGCTCTGCGCTCGCACTCGCAGGAGCGTGTCAACGTTGTGCTTAATGAGAAGGCTGGCTTTCACCGGCCGTAAACTATTATCACGGTTACACTTGGCACCCTGTCCCGATTGCACGGATATTCTGTCTGTTTAGGCTTGACACGGTGTCCGACTTAGGCGATACTGTGTCCATGCCCACTGGCGCTGACCAACTCAAGGATTGGATGGATCGGCGTTGGCCGCTGTCCCTGCGGAAAGCGCGCGAATCGGCCGAGTATCTCGGGTACGACGAGAGCTTCATCTCGCAACTCCTGCGCGGCGACCGCCGCCCTGGCTTGACCAATGCGATCAACATCGAACGCAAAACCGGCATCCCGGTTGAGGCCTGGGTGTCCAGTATGCTTGACGACGACGACACCGCCGCGCCCGTGAGAGCCCGTAAACGTGTGCAGGACAGAGCGTAACGCGCCATGTCCACAGGTTTACATAACACTACACTATCAGTCGTAGACGGGTCGGACACTGTGCCAAGGCTTGCGACGAACCCCGCTGCGCACGGGTATCCCACCTCTTTCTCGGCACTCATCGCGACAACATGCGGGACGCGCTCGACAAAGGGCGACTGACGGCCCATTGGCGGACAGGCGTGCGCCTGAACGGTCAGCCAGTGAAACGACGCTCATGACTAAAGCCGCCGCCGGGACGCCCTTCGCTCCGTCCTTCGCGCCGGAATGGGCCGGTTTCGATCCAGGTGAGCAAGGGACACGCCAGATGCAGGCGAGCGCGTGAACACGATCAGGATCGTGCATCGGCATAACGGCTCCGTGCTCTGGGAAGGCCCAGCGGCCACGATGAAGGACGCCATCCACGCCGCGTTCGCGGCACAAGCGCACCTGTTGGGGGCGGACCTGTCGGGGGCGCACCTGTCGGGGGCGAACCTGTCGGGGGCGCACCTGTCGGGGGCGGACCTGTCGGGGGCGCACCTGTCGGGGGCGGACCTGTCGTGGGCGCACCTGTCGAGGGCGAACCTGTCGGGGGCGCACCTGTCGGGGGCGGACCTGTCGGGGGCGCACCTGTCGGGGGCGGACCTGTCGTGGGCGAACCTGTCGGGGGCGGACCTGTCGAGGGCGCACCTGTCGTGGGCGCACCTGTCGGGGGCGAACCTGTCGGGGGCGGACCTGTCGAGGGCGCACCTGTCGTGGGCGACTGGTGTCGTGCCAGAACGCTCCACACCGCTCTTGATGCTGCTCGATCAGCCAGGCCCGATTCGCGCCTACAAACTCGTGACGGCTGACGGCCGCTCGCCGTTCCATCACCACAAACTCTCGTATGCCGTGGGCGACGTCGTCACGGTAGACGATGCGAACACGAATCCAGCCGAACAGTGCGCGGCCGGGATCAGCGTCGCCTCGCTGGATTGGTGCTTGGCGAACTGGACGGCAGGCTGTCGCGTGTTCGTGGTGGAGTTTCTTGCGGCCGACATTGCCGCGATTCCCACCTGCACGGATGGGAAGTTTCGCCTGCATCGCTGCGCCGTAGTCGGAGAAAAGGATCTAACCGCCTTGGTGCCTACGGTAGAGATGGCGGCGGCTGCGTCGTGAGCGGCTATTGAGCGATTGAGGCCCGTATGCGCACCATCCTGATCGTCCTCGGCGTGGTGGGGGTGACGTGCGTGGCGAGCCTGCTGGTCGGCTGGCTGTTCGCGGGCGACGACGACTACGAAGCGTTCGACTACGACGCGTACGAGCGAGCGCGGATGGATCTGCTGATGAAAAAACCGCCTCGGCACGTAGGGAGACGCACCGAGGCTCGAGACACGCACGCGCGTTGAAGGGACGCGCAGACATGCCTGAGACAAGTATTGCATATCAACTGCTCGCGGACTGGACGCTGATCGCCCTCGTCTGGTTCGCCCTCTGCGCCTTCGCGGCTCTCGTCTGCGGGTTGACGGGACGATTGCCGTTTGCCGAGGAGCGGCCATGAGCGCGGAACTCCGCTTCAACGTCGTGGCGATTGATCTCGGGAAACGGATCTACTACGCCGCTGTGGAAACGTATGGCTTCGGGCATGTGGGGTGGGAAGCCCTCCCGCCGGAGGAGAAAGCGAACTTCGTGGACGTGGCCGCGTACATCCTGCGCCGGCTGGATCCGCACGCCACGCCGGCCACGCTGTTCGATCACGCCGCGTCGCTGGCCCGGGCGGAAGCGGCGAAGGTCATCGGGACGATTTCTCCGGTTGCGCCGTGGGGCGAGCGGCGGGAGTCATGAGGCACGACGGCCCGCACTCGCATCCGTGCGCGGCCTGCCGCAATCCCGTGGAATGCGACGGGGAACTTGAGCAGAACTACGACGGCTGGCCCGAAGTGATTTGTCCCGCGTATCACCAGACCAACGGCACGATTGCGGATCTGTTCTGCGAGAAATGCGCGTGTGAATGCGGCGAGCCGGCGACGCAGTTCTTTGACGAAGGCGAGCAGTACGCGCGCTACACCGGCGAGCCTCGACACACGCCCGTGTGTGCCGCGTGCTTCACCCGGAAGGACAACGAGGAACATCCGGAACCCGACGGCGAAGCGTTTCGTGGTGGGGAAGCCGCGGCGTACGAACGGGAACAGATGGAACAGGCCCGGAGGCTCAAATGACGCCCGCAGTGAATTTCGAACGTGAAGCTGAGCTCATCGCGGCGGAAGCGGCGAGGACGAAACGGCAGGCGCTCCCGGCCGTGGTGAGCGCGCCAGTCGTCACGGCGGAACAACACGACCTCATTACGCGGACGGTGGCCGCGGGCGCAACGCCGGACGAACTCAAGCTCTATCTGTTCGACTGCGCGCGGCAGGGCGTGCATCCCCTCGATAAATTAATCCACTTCACCGTGCGGACCGACAAGCGCGGCAACCGCAAATACACGCCGGTCACGTCGATCGACTTCATGCGGATTCGGGCGGCGGAAACGAACGAATACGTTGGCAGCGACGATGCGACGTTTGGCAACCAGCCGGGGCCTTATCCAGACTCAGCGACCGTCACGGTCTGGCGGCTTGTGCAGGGGACGCGCGGATCGTTCACGGCGACAGCGCGATGGCCGGAATACTACCCCGGCGACGGAGACGGCTCGTTTCTGTGGCGCAAGATGCCGCACACGATGCTGGCGAAATGCGCCGAGGCCCTCGCGCTCCGGAAGGGCTTCCCGCGGCAGCTCGCCGGGCTCTACGCGAAAGAGGAAATGGATCAGGCGGGGCCGTCGAACGGGGACAGCCTGCCAGCTCCAACTCCCGCCCCAGCGGTTCCCCCCCAAGGAACGCTGAGTGGGGGGGCTACCCGTCCGCTGGGAACGGGGGAGATTCCCAGCTCATCCACCACAGTGCCCGACAAAGCCGACGCCAACGTCTACGCGCCGGCCGACTGGCGCGAATCGGAGAACGCGATCCCCGCGGACGCCTATCTGATCACGAAGGCCGCGCCGGGCTTCGGGGAGATCGCGGGCTTCCTCTTTCATCATCGGCAAGCGGTGGGCGAAGACGGGATCCCGATCTGGAAAGCGGATCAGTACGCGGCGGCGCGGGCCTTCTGCTACGACGGGGAGCCCGTCCGCTTGGAGTTCGCGATGTCGAAGAAATCGGGCAAGGCGTATGTCAAAACCGTGCGGGCGTATGCCCCCTTTTGACGGCTGCGGCGGTGGGCATTGGTGGTTCTGGGTGGGGATGTATTCGCTGAAGTGTCGTCGTTGTGGGGCTGTTAAACATGCGGATCGCTGATCTCGAGGCGGGTTCTTGGTGGTACGAAGACGGCATCTACGTCGAAAGGTGCAAGTGCTGCTTGGCGCGGCGGGATGACATTCACCAACCCAACTGCCCGTTGGGACAGGTCAAGGCGCTCGTGGCGGCGTTGATTGAGAGTGAGCTGCTGGGGCTCGAGGATACAGACAAGGTGCTGGCGTTGGCTGAGATCCTCGGGGTGCCGACGGTCGGCCCGGAGTTCGACTGATGGGCCACATGAGCACGGACCGGAAAGAGCGAGGCTGCTGGCTCTGGTCGCGGTGCTATGCCTGCGGGCATACGTTGCGGTTTGATTCCACGGCGTGTCCGCAGTGCGGCGAAGAGTTCGACGGGCGCAAACAGCCGCGTCGGTGGCCTGAGACATGCGAATGCGAACGGTGCGTGGGCTTGCGGGCAAAGGCTGCATCGTGAGCTTCCACGTTCCAGAAACGGCGCGCGATACGACGCATCCGCAACTCGGATCTACGAGTGCGGACGGGAACAATGGGGCGTTTCATCTTGAGTCGCCGGAGCCGGGCTGGCGACTGGCGTTGATCTGTTCCGACAGTTCGGAGCCTGACGGCGCCGGATTCGACAAGTGGGAACACGTCAGCGTCCACGCCTATCGTGAGCAACGGATTGAAATCGTGGGACTCCTTGGGCGCGGCTCAAAGCCGGGACTTAAGCAGCGCACACCGACGTGGAAAGAGATGTGTTTCGTGAAGCGGCTTTGTTGGGACGGGGAAGACGTCGTGATGCAACTCCATCCCCGCGAGTCGGAATACGTGAACTGTCATCCGCACGTGCTGCACTTGTGGCGGCCCATCAATCAGACGATCCCGACGCCGCCGCCGATCTTCGTGGGTCCACTGGCGGAGACACGGTGATGCTCTCCAAGCCGGTGGCCGTCCCGAAGCCGAGCACGCGTCTCGCCGAACGTCAGCTGCGGACGCGCGAACGGCGGGAGCAGGAACGCGTGTTCAAGGCGAGCGTGTGGTCGCGTGATCAGGGGCGGTGTGTCGTCTGTCAGCGTGTGGTGAAGCGGACGCTCGGCCTTGATCCGTTACGTGGAGAAGTTCATCACCGCCGCGGCCGGAACGTCGCGCCCGGAGCGAGGTTCGATCCGAACGGTGCGGTGTTAGTTTGCCTTGCGGACCATTTACTCCTGACCCTGCACAAGATCAGCCTGCCCCCGGAAGGATCACCATGACGACTGTTGCACTTTTACGTGCCGCCAAACAGGAACTGTTAACCCGGGGCTGGATCCAGGGCCTGTCACAAAACGCGCACGGCGTCTGTTTACAAGGGGCGGTGCTGGCGGTCGGCGGGCGGGTGTTCTCAACGGCGTTGTTACAGGCCTACCAGACGCTGGCTGGGTGTCTGCCCGAGGCGGAGGGCTATAACCCGGTGGTCTATTGGAACGACACACCCGGCCGGACGCCGGAAGAGGTCCTGGCCCTGCTCGATCAGGCCATCGCGCGGGCGGCACAGGACGAGGCGATCCCGGCCCCGGTGCGCGTGTGAAGGTCTGGCTCCTCGTCGTGATCGGGGGCCTCGCCGTGAGTGCGCTCGCGTATTGGCTCTTGACGGAAGAATCGCCAGAAGAACCGACGCACCTCGAAGCGTGGCGGCAGATTGAACGATCCAAGAAGGACAAGTAACCGAAGGACGGAGGCGACGATGGGACGCGCGACACCGACGACGACACTACGCGGGACCGTCCGAAAACTCGTGCGCGAGAAAGGCTTCGGCTTCCTCGCGGGGGAAGACGGGACGGATTATTTCTTCTACCGCGACGCGGTGGAGGGCTTTGACACATTAGCGGAAGGAACGGCGGTCGTGTTCGTCCCGGGCGACGGTCCCAAGGGTCCACGCGCGCACAGCGTCTCGGTGGCGTAGGGCAGCTCGGCGGCCCCGCAGACGCAGCGGTCCCCGGGTTCACAGGACGCGCGCCAGACGTGGACTTTGACCTGGAGGAACCAGCCACAGGCGAGCGGTTCGGATCGCGGGAACGGCACGATCTGGCCCACGAGCGGGCAGTGTAAACGAAGTTTGGACACCGGTTCTGTCAAGTAACCGACACAGCGGAGAGTCCGCCACAGGGACGCGCGAAAGGTGGCAGCGATGGATGACGACGCGGTGACCGGCGCCGCCCTGCTCACAGCCGATCTACTGATCGCGCTCGACCGGGAGCGCGCGCTGACGATGGATCTGACGACGGACTTAGACGCGGTGTGCGCCCTCCTGTCGGAAGCGTTGACCTTGATTCAGCGCCAGACGATCCGCGTGAAGGATCAGGCGGAGCAGATTCGACAATTGATGGGCCTCCTGAAATACGGGGACGGCTGGCATCCGCCGATCCGGTTGGTGGATGTCCAAGACGTGGAGATTCCAGAGGGGATGGTGCGCATGAGCGAGATTCGATGGACGCCATCCGATGGGGGGTAGGCAAGGGAACTTTCCCGTGTGCGGCCCGACGCGCTATGTGATGACCGTCGCGCCCTATGGCTTGACATTCGATCTGGATCGCGTCCGTCGTGAGCGTCACGAATTCTGGGGCGAGCTGATTGTGAAATGTGATCTGAAGGGCGCGAAGACGCTTGACGGCATCTTGAGCGCCTCCGATTTCAACCTGAGCGGACAGACCTCGCGTTCCACGCGGGCGAAGTATCTCGCGGAACGGGCGCAGACCGACGAGATCGACTGGGTTGGGCTGCTCGAGGAATTCTGCCAGCGGGTGATCGTCTTCGACCGGGAAGGCGCGGATGCCCCGGCGTTGAAAGACATTCCGCCCCCGGAGAAGGGCGACGGCTGGACCGTGGACGGGTTGACGCTCTTGCAGCGCCAGCCGGTGATTCTGTTCGGCGACGGCGGGCAAGGCAAATCACTGGTGGCGCTCTATCTGGCTGGGCATCTCGCGCAGCGGGGCATTCGCGTGCTCTATTGCGATTGGGAATTTGATGGGGAGAGTCACCGCGAGCGCTTCGGCGGCCTGTTTGGAGCCGCGATGCCGGAGGGGATTCGCTATTGCCGCTGCGACAAGCCCCTCGGCGCCGAAATGGATCGCATCCGGCGGCTGGTGAAACAGTACGAGGTGCATTACCTCATCTGCGATTCGATTGTGTTCGCGTGCGCGGCGGGCGTGCCGGCGGAATCCGCTGAGGCCGCCTCGACCTACTTCCAGGCCCTTCGACAGATCGGCGTGGGGTCGTTCAATCTGGCCCATACCACGAAGCAGAGCAATGAGAAGGACGACACCCGCCAGCAATACAAGCCCTTCGGGTCGGGCTTTTGGCACAACGGGGCCAGAGCGACGTGGTTTCTCAAGGGTGTTGAAGAGGGTCGCGGGCGACTCGCGGTCGGGCTGTTCCCTCGAAAGGCCAATACCGGTCCCCTTGGGCCGGCGCTCGGCTGGGTCATTGACTTTGCCGGCGGGTCGATTCAGTTCAACCGGACGGATGTCGCGGAGCACGGCGAACTCGTGGGCGGGCTCAAGGTGTGGGAACGGATGCGCGAAGAGTTGAAAACCGGTCCCTACACCATGGCCGCGCTCGCCTCGAGCCTGGACGTGCCGGTCAACACCATTGTTCAAGAGGTGAAGCGGAAGACCGGTCTGTTCACCAAAGTGGAAGGGGCCGACGGGATTTTCCGGGTCGGGCTCGTGACCGGATCTGTGCAATGAAAGGCTGTAGAGGTGACAGTCCCGTGACAACACAAAAACCGTCACGTTGGTGTCTTCCCCTATAGAGAGAGAATTTTCTTATTCTCTCTATAGGGAGTCACCTGTCACTTCGGTGTATTTGCTAAGGATTTAAAGGCTTCTCTTTTCGCTGTCACGCGACAGATCGCCTGTCACGAGGAGTGTTTTTCACCGTTAGAGGAGGGGTGTCTGATGAGGTTGACGGTCAAGGCGGACGGCTGAGATGCGGACCGCCGCCCGCTTTACCGCGACTCAGGAGTCAGAGACGAGAGGGATCATGAATAAAACGACGGCGTTTCCGACGCTGAAGGTCGTTGAGATTCTCGACGTGGCGGTGCCCACGCGTGGCGACACCTATGTGTCTGTAGGCTTCACGACAGCTCAACTCCAGCAGTTGGTCGAGGTCGGTGCGGCGGATCGGGACGAGCAGCAGAACGACGCGCCGAGTGTCGGCGCATTCCTCGATTACTTCGCGGCGGTGAGCTATCCGGTCTCGTTCATCGGGTATGTCATTTTTCCGCCGCGTCCAGACGCCCGCGTCAGCGTGGAAGGGTTTGAGGCCACGCCGCAGACGCAAGCTGATCGGGACGGGCTCGTGAAGGCGTTTCGGCGGGCTGATGAATTTGAGTGCCTCGGCAAATATTGCCGGGCGTGGTGGGACTAGATGCGGGTAGGGCAAAGTCGCAAGCGCGACGCCAACGAGCGCGCGATCTGTGCCGCCTTGCACCGGATCGGTGTCCAGACGTATGCCCTCTCGATCCCCGGCCTTGGCGATCTCTTGGCGTGGCGGGCGGATACGGGCTGGAGAGTGCTTGAATGCAAGACGCCACGCGGGCGGTTAACGAAGGCGCAGCGGGCCGTGCATACACACGTGCCGATCCAGATTGTCCGGTCGGTGGACGAGGCGCTCGCGCTCTATGGGAAGGTCGAGGGCCGATCCGCAGGCGTCAGGGCGGCGCTGTTGTGGCGGTGACGATCGGGCGCGGGCCGTCGGATGTGCTCGAGGCGTGTGGGGTCCAAGAATGAGCGACAGAGAAGACGAACCGACCGACCTGTTTGACGCGGTGTGTCGATTGGACGACCTCGCCGAGTGGCTCGCGCCTGACTATCCAGACGAGGCCGACCGATTACGGGCCACGTCGTCCGCGCTCAAGGGCTACATCGTGATCAGTCTCAGGTTACCTATTGAGGAGGACGCGGGATGAGGACTCCCGCCCTCTCAGCCGAGCTCGCGCAACGGAATGAAGAGCACGAGGAAGCCTTCTATATTCTCGTGACCAAGGATCAGGCGTTAGATTTGTCCAGCGGGTACGTCCCGCTCCTGGTGCGGTCGATGGCGAGAACGATGTTGGAATGGCAGGATGATCTGAAGCGGGCGGCGGAACGGCCGGTGCCGAAACCACGAAAGGTCAAGCGATGAACGGTGGTACAATAAGTGGAACCGTAGAGCGTTATCAGCGCTCGACGGTCCCTAACCACCGTCCCACGATTGGAGGTCGTGCGGCAATGGCTGATTCTCAGACTACCACGCAGACCAAGACGTGTCCGAGTTGCGGCGAAGCGAAGCCGATGTCTGCCTTTTGTGGCAGGAAGGATCGACCTGGCCTCGCAAGGGTCTGCGGTCAATGTCGTTATCGCCGGGAACGAGCAGCGGCTATTGTGCGGCCGTCGAAACGAGCGGCGAAGCTGGCGGGGCAATTGATGCGGACGCGACGATACGGTGAGCGACACCCCTTAAAAACTAGAGCGCATGCGCTCGTCTCTTATGCCCTGAGGTCCGGCGTGCTTGTTAGGCCGTCCCAGTGCGGTGTGTGTGCGCGTCCAGATGTCCGCTGCGTCGATGGCCGAACAATTCTCCATGCCCATCACGAAGACTACTCGCAGCCTCTGGTTGTGGAATGGTTATGTGCGTCCTGTCACATCGCCAGGCATCGGAGGTCGGCATGAGTTCGACGGACGACGCCCGCGCCCGCCTCCTGGCCCTGGTGGAGAAGTGGCGGCGGCTTGCCAATAACGCCCACCCGATGGCGATTTCGCGTGAGACTCGGGAGACGTTGAGGCAATGCGCCGATGAACTCGCCGCCCTACTCCCGCCCGTGGGCCAACCTGCGAATCCGTTGCAGTCTGAATTGTTAGACCTCATCAAACTGATGCCAGATTCTCAAGTGGACGAGATCCTGTCCTTCGTGGGGACGTTGCGTGAGGCAAAGGGGTTGGCCAAAGCGCCCGTGGGCCAACCGTCTCAGTACGGCTCGGAAGTGCTCTGTGAAGACTGCGCGAAGGTCTTCTGTCCGCACGGCGAGCGCGGGCATTTCTTTCACGACGGGTGTCCGCAGTGCGACGCCACCGAGGCGTCCGTGGGCCAGGAGGCGCCGCCCGGCTGGCAGCCGATCGAGACGGCGCCGAGAGACGGGACATGCGTGATTGGGCTGGATACGAAAGACGGCGTGGGCCGAACGCATTGGAGCGAGAAATACAATCCGCATTGTTGGGCCGATGATGACGAGCTATTAGTGAAGCCGACACATTGGATGCCCCTTCCGGCCGCGCCCCTCCCCTCCCCGGCGTCTCCCCCCCCAGGAGGAAAATTAGAATGAGCGTTGACGAATGCCGCAAGTGCGGCGGGACGATGAGCGGGCCTGTGTATTGCCAAGGCGGGCCGTGGTGTGTGCATCGGGTGAACGGCTCGTGCGGAATGTGGGTCGATCATTTGGCCTTCACGTGCGCTCGCTGCGGTTACGTGGAAACGCGTCGGACGCGTGAACAGGCTCAATACGAGGCCTCGCAGGCGTCTCCCCCCCAGGAGGAGCCCTGAGCATGCGCGTCGAGCTGATAGCCGAGTGCTCGTCCAATCATGGGGGCTCGATCCCGCTGGCGAAGGAGTTCATCAAGCGGTTCGCGGCGGCGGGTGCGGACTGGGTCAAGTTTCAGTCGTTCAAGGTCAAACATCTGCGCCCAGACGACCCCCAAGCGGATTGGTTCAGGCGCAGCGAGCTGAGCGACGACGCGCATCACGAGCTCAAGGCCGCGTGTGAAGCCGAAGGGACGAAGTTTCTCACGACGGTGTATCACGTGGACGAGGTGCCGTTTCTTGCGGCCTTGGGGCTGGCGGCGATCAAGATCGGGAGCGGGGAAGGGCAAGAGCGGGCCCTGAGTTTGGCCGCTATTCGCCACTTCCCGCGCGTCTTGATTTCCGCGGGCTTGGGCAGCCCGGCGATCCACGACCACCCGCGGCACGGCTACGATCACCTCGCCTGTATTACGCGCTATCCCGCCCCGCACGGTATGGTGCCGGCCTCATTGGGGAGGAATCAGTACTTTCAGGGGTGGTCGGATCACTGCGTGGGGTTGGAGTCGTGTCAGGTGGCGATCATTCGCGGGGCACGGATTATTGAGAAGCACGTCCAGCTGATGGGGCAAGCGCGGGATCCGAAGCCCTTCGAAGCCACGACGGATGAGTTCAAGGCCCTGCGCGCGTTCGCTGATGAGGATCCCCAACGCTTTCTCGGCCGCTGGCAATTCGCATGAGCCACCCCGCGCTCACCCATCTGCCGAAAGGTTGGGTGCATCACGGGGATCAGATCCTCGCCCTGCTCGAGCAGCACCAGCCGCGGGTCGTGGTGGAGCTCGGGACGCACTACGGCGCCTCGGCGATTGCGATGGCGCGCGTCGTCCGCCAATGGGGCGGGACGATCACCTGTGTGGATACGTGGTACGGGGTGCCCCGTCCGGGACGGCCGATGAAACCCGTGAAGCTGCTGGCCTGTGCGTCCAACTGCGTCATCGCGGACGTGAGCGCCTCGGTCCGGTTGATTGTGGCCGAGACCGGCGCGGCGGGCCGCGCGTGGCAGGGGCCGCCCATTGATGCGCTGTATGTGGACGCGGATCACTCGGAGGCGGGCTGCTTGGCCGACCTCGAGACGTGGGGGCCGCACGTGCGATCGGGCGGGCTGCTCCTCGGCGATGATGGCGATCATCCGAAGTATCCGGGCGTGCGGATCGCGTGGGAACGGTATGCGCAGGAGATCGGGATGGCGTTGACGTTCGGGGAACCGCACGACACCAATCCGCCGGGGATGCGCCTGGTCTACGGGATCAAACCGTGACGCCGTATTACGAGCAGGACGGGATCGTGATCTACCACGGGGATTGCCGGGAGGTGTTGCCGTCGCTTCCAGCGGCCGATGTGGTGTTGACTGATCCGCCGTATGACGCACAGACCCACGCGGGCGCGCGGACGCTCGGCAAGGAAGCCGTGGCGCGGGCCTCATCTGGAAAGCGCGGCATTACGTCTGCTGGGGTGATCGAGATGGGGTTCGCGTGCTTACCTGACGTGGCCTACACGTCGCAGCTCACGCGGTGGGCCATGCGGTGGTGCTTAATCTTCTGCTCGCTTGAAATGCTCGGCGCGTATCGTGAAGCGGCAGGGGCGGAGTATTGGATTCGCGGTGGCTTCTGGCATCGTCCTGACGGCGCACCCCAAATCACCGGCGACCGGCCCGGGCAGCCCGGTGAAGGGATTGCGATTCTGCACCGGCCCGGTCGGAAGCGCTGGAACGGCGGCGGCCATCATGCCTTCTATGCGCACAACACGGTGAAGCATGGGCGCGTGCATCCGACACAGAAACCGGAATCGCTGATGCGTGAACTCGTGACGCTCTACAGTGACGAAGGCGAAACGATCCTCGATCCGTTCATGGGTAGTGGGACCACGCTCATAGAAGCCAAACGACGGGGCCGGAAAGCCATCGGGATCGAGTTGGAAGAGAAGTATTGCGAGATCGCGGCGACGCGGCTCCAGCAAGGGGCGTTCACGGAGATGTTTAGGCCGACATGAGGGTTGCGGTTGTCTTAACTGCGAGGGCTTCTTGGAGCAAACTGGAGCCGATCTGCCGTGCCTTGAAAGCCCGACCCGACGTGGAGTTACAGATCATCGCGTGCGCGAGTGCGCTGCTCGAGCGGTACGGAAAGGTCGTGGACGTTGTCAGAAGCCAAGGGTACGACGTCACGGCGGAGTGTTGGAGCACGTATGAAGGCGCGACGCTCCTCACGAGTGCCAAAGAAACTGGTGCACTCCTTACTGAACTCGCTGCCACGCTGTCTCGGGTGTCTAGCGATTATGTTCTCGTATGCGCCGACCGACACGAGGTTCTGGCAGCCGCTCAAGCGGCCGCTTACCTTCACCTTCGATTGTGCCATCTGCAAGGGGGTGAAATCTCTGGAAGTCTTGATAACAAAGTACGGGACAGCATCACACAGTTGTCCGACATCCACTGCGTCTCGACGTGGCGGGCCCAGCAACGGGTGAGAGGCTTAACCGGCGATGCCGCGGGGATTTACCTGACGGGGTGCCCGAGCATCGACCTCGCGCGCGAAGCGCTGGACACGCCGCGCGTCACCTTCAGCGAGATCGGCGGCGTGGGCTACACGTTCGATCTCGCGGAGCGGTTCCTCATCATCCTGCAGCATCCCGTCACGAGTGAAGTGGCGCAGGCCGCCGCGCAGATGCAGACGACGCTCGACGCGACAATCGGGCAGCGCCGGATCGTGTTCTGGCCGGGCGAGGATGCGGGGCAGGAGCGGATGGCGAAGGTGCTGCGCATGACCCCGGACGTGCACACCGTGCGGAACCTGCCACCGCAGCGGTTCTTACGTCTGCTTACGCAAGCGGCCGTGCTGGTGGGGAATAGCAGTGCCGGGATTCGCGAAGGCTCGTATCTGGGCGTGCCCGTGGTGAACATCGGGACGCGGCAACAAGGGCGCGAGCGCGGGCCGAACGTGATCGACGTGGGCCACGACCCAGCGGCGATTCGGGCCGCGGTCGCGCGGCAGATCGACCACGGGCGGTATCCACGGTCGACACTCTATGGGCGGGGGGATGCGGGGGAGCGGATCGCGGAGGTGTTATGCGCTATCTCGGGAAATTCTTCATGGTCGGGCGTGAAGGCTGGTGCTATCTCATTGAGGGGCAGTTCTTAATCCTCATACACGATCAGCGCACGGGGCACCTGACCGCCCGGATTGAGTTATCGCACCGTGCGTAACGTGTTAGCCATTATTCCCGCGCGCGTGGGGTCGAAGGGCATCCCGCATAAGAATTGGACGCCGTTAGTGGGCATGACCCCGTATGAACGGGCCGTACATGCGGCGGTCGACGCGGGGATTGAGACGGTCGTGACGACGACCGATGCGGAAATGTCCTCCGCTCGCCTGGGGTTATGGGCGCGTCCGATCATGGCCCCGGTGATGCTGCGCTGGTTGCACGCCGGTCCCCCCCTCCACACGGACACCTGCCCCATGATCGACGTCGTGCAAGACGTTCTCGCCCGCGTGCCCGGCCCCCCTGAGCAGATCGTGGTCTTACTCCAATGCACGCAACCCTTACGCACGCCCGCCCATGTCCAGGCGGCGATCGCGCTCCTCGAGAAGACGGGCGCGGACAGCGTGGTGAGCGTGGTGGCGGTCCCCGAGGCGTCTCGGCCTGAGCTGATGTGTTGGATCGGCGGGTTGTCGGGGTATCTCTGCCCCTTCGACGTGATGCGTGGGCTGTTGGGCGGGGAGCCCCGCGACTGGTCGCGCATCCCCACGCGCCGGCAGGACACGAAGGCGGGAATGTACCTGCGGGACGGGACGGTCTACGCGTTCAGGCGCGCGACGGTCAGCGCCTACGGCCACCTCTATGGCGTGCATGTCCGCCCGCTGCTCATCCCCCCCGAGGAGACGCAAGCGCTTGACACAATGGCGGATTGGGCCGAAGCCGAGCGCCGCCTCCGTGACAGACCAGGTCACACCCCATGAAGGAGCACCGCCTCAACCGCTGGCTCAGTATCAGCGCCTACAGCCGGGCCTACGGGCTCTCCCGCCCCACCATCCGCAAGCTCCTCGACCAAGGCTGCCTCGAGTCCTATCGCGTCCTCGGGATGACCCGCATCCGCAACGTCGAGCCCGACGCCCACCACCCACACCTCCCCAAAGCGCACTAAATCCCACCGATTTACGTTTTTCGTGTCTAGGGTCAATGCCCGGACATGCCTGCCAATCCCCGCGACAAGTTTTTGACATCCACACAATTCCACGCGCACACTCTCTATCGGGCCTTGCGCTGAGCGCAACACGCGCGAAGAGGCCCGCCGGGCACCAGCCCGGACACCCCGTCTCACGATGGCCAAATGCACAACCGACCAATCGCAGCTCAGCGATGACGATAAGGCCCTCGTCCTGACCCTCGCCCAACGCGACCTCTCCCAAACCGAAATCGCCCAGATTGTTGGCTGTCATCACTCGTCTGTCAGTCGATGGCTAAGCCGCTTCGAATCCACCGTCGTCATCGCCCAACGCCGAGCGCGACACCGCGCACTCGAAGTCACGGATGCCGCCTTCGATGGCGCTGTCAAGGCCGCGAAAGACGGCAAACCCGAGCATGCGATGGAGTTAGCGGACCGCGTAGGTGCGGTGTTGAAGCGCCAGGCGGAGGCGAGCTCGAGCCAGGTGCAGATTGTGATCGGCATGCCCGGGCAGCCTGCTGGGCCTGACCCGATCGTGGTTTCGCCTTTACCTTTCGCCCCTCGGTGTATTGAATGACTACGCACTAAGTCGTTGCGTCTATTGACCTGCGTATTCTCTTTGCGTCCGATAACAGCGGTTATGGTTACCTGGAAACCACGCAGTACACAGGCCCGGCGAGGATGTCGGGCCGTGCCTTCCGGGAACGACCTTCGGTGGGGGGCCCCACCCCTGCCTCGCGCCCCTCAGCGCGGAGAATTTTTCCTCGGATGCGGCACGGATGAGGTAGGGATGGCGGACACGAATCAGCGGTTGCTGGTGGAGATTGCGGCGGATCGGGCGACGCAGGAAGCGGCGCAGCCGGCGCAGCGGTTGGATTCGACGGGGATCTTTCTGGCGAATCTGCCGGGGTGGCGGAACGCGTTGGTGGAGGGGCGGGCGCGGGATCTCAACACGGTGATTCAGATTGCGCTCCCGTAGATGGGGGCGGTCTGTTGTTGGTGCGGGACGGGGTTGGGACAGGACGCCGGGGGGATCTGGTGGTGCCCGCAGGCGGGGTGCTGGCGGCGGCAGCAGGAGCACGGGCTCGGGGTAGCGGGGGCTGGGGGGGCGTGGACGTGGCTGTATGTGCCCACGCCGAAGCAGGTGGAGTTTGACGCCTGTCCGGCCCGGTATGTGTTGTATGGGGGGGCGGCGGGGCCGGGGAAGAGTCACGCGGCGCGGTGGGCGCTCTACCGGCGGTGTTTGCGGCAACCGGGGTATGAGGCGTTGATTCTGCGGCGCACGTTTCCCGAACTCGAGAAGACGCATCTGCGGCGGATGGCGGCGGAGGAGTGGGATTTGAACGGGCGGCCGACGGACCGGAAGAGCCGGCCGCACGCGGAATTTGTGGAGAGCAAACGGCTGATGCGGTTTACCAACGGATCGATGATCGAATGCGGCCACATGGACGATGCCGCCGCCGTGTCGAAGTATCTGTCGACCGAATATCACTGCATCGTGCCGGACGAGGGGTCGACGTTCGAACCGAATCCCTTGCTCGAGCTGTCGACCCGCGCGCGGCGGGTGTCCCCCGATGGGACCGAAAAGGGGAAATTCTGGGTGGTGAGCAACCCCGGCGGGCCGGCCTCGGCGACGCTCCTGGATTTCTTCATCGACCATCAGCCGGACTTTGACGCCTATCCGAAGCTGCGCGACAAGTACGACCCGGCGCAGTGGGTGTTTGTCCCGGGCCGGCTGGACGACAACCCGTATCTGGATCCCGACTACGAAGCGAGCTTGGCGGTCCTGCAGCCGTGGCGGTATGAGCAGCTCCGGAACGGCGATTGGCGCGTGTTTTCGGGGCAGTTTTTCTCCGAGTGGCAGGAACGGATCCATGTGGCGGCCCTCGAGCCCTCCCGGGAGGCGCGCTGGTTCCGGTCCTTGGACTGGGGCCGCAATCAACCGGGGTGCGTGCTCTGGTGGGCGCAACTGCCGGACCACGCGCTCTACCTGCGCCGGGAATGGAAATTCCAGGGGATGAGCGAGCAGGAAGTGGCCGTCGGGATTCGGGCGATCGACCGGGAACTCGGCCTCGAGCGGCTGGCCTATACGGCGGCGGACCCCTCGATCGTCAACCAGACCGGGGCGACGCATCAGCAGGGGAGCTTTCAGGGGCAGTCGATCGGGGAAACCCTCGGGCACTACAAGGTGCCCGTCGTGAAGGCCGATAACGACCGCTTCAACGGCTGGGGGCGCTGTCATGCGCTGTTGCGGCTCGCGCCAAGTGGCGTGCCCTGGCTCCAGGTGCATCCGGAGTGCCGATACCTCATCCGCTCGATCGCCGGCGCCGTGAGCGACCCGAAGGATCCGGACGATGTGGACACCGCGAGCGACGATCACGCGCTCGACGCGTGGCGGTACGGGGCAATGAGCCGACCGCATCCGCTCGGCACGAAGAAGGCGCGCGTCCGGTACGCCGAGGGCACCATGGGGGCGCTACGGCAGGCCGTGACGGCGGGATCGCGCCGCCTCGGATCAGAGAGCGTGCGCCGTGCCAGCTGATATTCGCTTCTGGCGCGGCGAACTCGCGCGCTCCAAAGCCGTCGCCGAGCCCCTCTGGCCCGGCTGGCAAACCAACGTCGATTACTACACCGGCACGAGTGCGGACGCGAAAGCCGCGCTGGCGAGTAACCGCGATTACGTCAACATCAACGCCGATTTCTACCAGGTCGAACTGAAACGCGCCCAACTCTTCTTCGAACGCCCCGATCTCCAGCTCGAGCGCAAAGGCACGTTCTTCCTCGCGGACCCGATGACCCCCGAAGGGAAGCGCGAAGCCACGGCGGAGGAAATCGGCGTCTTGCTCCACGCCCACAAAATCCTGCTGAATGAACTCCTCGGCCCGGACCATGCGGACGTGCTCACGACCGTGAAGCTCGCGCTCAAGGATTGCTTGTGCCCCTCGGGCTTCGGCGCGACCAAGATCGGCTACGAGCCGACCGTCGAAGAGATGGCCCCGCCGCCGCAGCTCGGCGACATGATGGGCCTCAAAGAGACCATCAGCAAGCCGATCCATGAGTCCTGGTACTGGAACCGCATCCCGGCCAAGAAATACCGGATCCCGGCGGAGTTCTCCAGCACCGATTACGACAAAGCGCCGTGGCTGGCGATGGATTTCCGGATGCCGCTCACGCTCGGCCGCCGCGCGTTCACCCTGCCGCCGGACTTTCAGGGCACCCGGACGCGCGATGATCGGCTCCTGAACGATCAGGCGCAGGGGAACGGGGCCTCGGACCTCGCCTATCTCGACGGCACCGAACTCTGGTACTACGCCGCGCAGGTGGACGGGGACGCGATCCACCCGCAACTGATCCGCCGGCATGTGCTCGTCGAAGGCGTCGACGCGTTTGTCGAAAAAAGCGTCGACTCGCCGTACCAGACGCTCCTGCCGACGGGCCGGCTCTCCGGCGATTCGATGATCGGGTTTCCGATCCACGTCTGGACGCTGCGTGACGTGCCCGACTCCGCGTATCCGCCGAGCGATTGCACGATGACGCGGCCGCTGGTGCGGGAGCTCTGCACCTTTCGCACGCAGATGGTGCAGGCGCGGGACGCGAACCGGCCGCGCGTGCTCTATGACGCGATCAAACTGCCGCCCGCGGTCATCGACCAGATTGCGGCCGGGACGCTCGGTGATCTGATCGCGGTCGAAGAGGGGGCCCTCGCCCAAGGCATCGGCGCGATCATGCAGCAAGTGGCCCCGGCCACGACCCCGCGCGAAACCTTCACCGCGAACGATTACATCCAGCGCGACCTCGACAAAACGCTCGGCATCGACGCCGCCGGGGCGGGGATCGCGGATGACGCGCAGGAGTCGGCGACGAAGACGAACGAGATCAGCCGGAACCGCAACGTCCGGATCAACGCCGAACAGCGGCAGGCGCTCGGGATCTACCTGAAAGGTGTGGCCAAATTCTCGGCGCTCGTCCTCCGCTACATGACGCCGGAACTCGCCACCCCGTACGTGGGCGCGCAGGCTGCGCAGCTCTGGGGCGCGTGGGACAAACAAGGCACCGACCACCGGATCGCGTTTGACGCGAAGCCCGATTCGCAGTTGAGCCTCGATGCCGCCGTGCAACGGAAGTTCTGGCTCGACATCTATCAGTTTGTCGTGAATGACCCGGGCGCGAACCGCACGGCGATTCTCAGCAAGTTGATCGAAGTGGCCGGGGAAAACCCGCAGGAATTCCTGACATCCGAAGTGCCCGAGGAAAAGCCGAAGAGTAATTTCACGTTCGCGTTCAAGGGCGAGGATCTCATCGGGCCGCAAGCGCCGATCGTGCTCGAGATTCTCGCGCAGAACGGGCTCCAGATTTCCCCGGACGCGCTCGCCGCGGCCCAAGATCAGCTGCTCCAGGCGCAGGTGCTCGGCGTGCGCGACGCGAGCGGCGCGCCGGTGCCCGCCGCGACGAAGACGCCCGCGCCCCACGGCGGACCGGCCGAACAAGTGCGGCCCTTGAGTCAGCAGACGGCGGACCGGAGCAACAACCGGCCGGCGCCGCAGGAAGTGGGTGCCTGACGCCGAATTACGATATTCGATGCGCGGATGGGCACGAAGAGGAAGTCCTCACGTCGGTGGAGGACTGCGCGTGTCCGTGCCCGATCTGCGGCAAAGTCACCGAGCGCGTGTGGCGCGCGAAGCGGCGGGCCATCGTCCCCGACGACATTCCGGGCGGCTTCGTGCAGGAGAATTTCGGCGATCAGCCGGAAACCTTTTACAGCTGGTCCGCGATGGCGCGCCGCGCCGAGCAGTTACAGCTCGAGCCGCGGATCCGCTACGCGGGCCCCGGGGATCGGGAGTGCACTAATTGGGACGTGCCCTCGGCGTACACACTGGAACAAGCGGCGCTCCTCGTCGCGCGCGTGGCCGACCAATCCACGGCGAGCGATCCCGCCGTGCGGTGCGAGACGTTGACGACGAGTATACGGAGGGTCACCCTCCGATGAAGTGGATCCCGATCACCACGCATCACCGCGGGCGGGTTGCCTTCCGGCCGCGCCGCGTCTCGATCCTCGCGCGCGGCGGGCGCTCGATCGTGGCGCGCGTGCGGGCGTGGTGGCGCGAGATGAATGATTACCAGACGTATCGGGCGTATGTCGCGCGGCGGCTGTGGAAACGGATCGGGCGATGATGACGACGTGGCGCGCGGTGCCGTGTGCCTGTCCCACGCCGACGCCGTATCGGCGCCCGAGCGGGTTTGTGATCTGTGCGACGTGTGGCGGGGCCATCAAGCCGCCGGCGCCGCCGAAGATGGATCGCCCATGACGTAACACGCCCTCTGACCGCCTGACTCGGGCCCGCTTGATCCGCGGGCCGACAAACCGTGTGCCTCACGGGTCAGCGGACAACAGGCTCAAGAGATGAAGGCGCTCTGTCGGCCGCGGGAGCCTCCCCCGCGTGACCCGATCGAGCGCCTTTTTTTTGGGTCTGCCGTTTTGGGAACGCCACGCACCACACGCGGGCACCTGGGACGCGCTCACCAGACGAGCGCAGAAGGTCAGACACGATGAGCGACGAGATCGTCAGCAGTAGCGGATCCGCAGCACCGGCGGCGAGCGCCACAGCCTCGCCCCAAGTGACGTCCGGGGAGATGGCGTCATCCGGTCCGGCCGAATTCGCCCCCGCGAGCCCGGCACCACTGGAGACTGCCGCCACAGGGCAGGCCGCCGCTTCCGGAGAACCGCCACCCGACAAGTGGCCCGCCATCCTGCAGAACGCCCGCGCGAAAGAACGGGACGCGGCCCTGACGGAATGGCGGCAGCAGCACGGCTGGGCGGAACACGTCGACCGCGCCTCGGTCGAACGCATGGCCCAAGTCGCCCAGCTCTATCAGCAGGATCGGCCGGGCTACATCCGGCAAATCCTCGCCGAAGCCGTCCAGGATCCGACCCTCGCCCCCTTGGTGCGCTCCGAAGCGGCGCGTCTCCTCGGGCAACGCCAAGCCGCCCCCGTCGATCTCTCGCCGGATATTCCGGTGCTGGACGAGCAGGGGCGCGTGGTGGCGCAGTCGTACTCCGCCGATCGCCTGAAACAGGTGTTGCAGGCGGAAATTGCGAAGGCGCTGGGCGAAAAAGTCGATCCGCTGCTGCAGGAACGACAGGAACGCCAGACGCGGGAGCAACAGGCCGCCGAGCAGCGCGCGATGGAGACGGAAGTCCAGCGCGTGTTCGACACGGTTTCGAAGCTCCCGCATTACGCGGATCACGAAGCGGCGATCGCGGCGCGGATGGCGCAATTCCCCAAAGAGGTGAGCGCCACCGAAGCCGCCTTGCTGGCCTATGTGCACGTCGTGATTCCGCATCTTGGCGCGACGGAACGGAAAGCCGTCCTCGCGTCCTTATCCACCAACGCGGCCGGCGGCACGGTGAATCCCAGCGGGACGACCGTGGCTCAAACCCCGAAGTTCAAGAGCCACCGGGAAGCCCTGGCGTATTACGCCGAGCATCCGGCCGAAGCCGAAGCTATGGCTTCGCGCTAGGAGTGATCGCAGATGCCTACACCCAATGATGGGGTGACGATTGCGGCGAGTTGGAACGCCCTCGTCAACGACACCCCCGAAGACAACATCTTCGAAGATTACTGGCTCCTGAACCGCCTGAAAAACGGGGAAGGGTTCAAGTCGATCGATGGCGGCGACGTGATTACCGCCTCGCTCGAGTACGCCACGAACGCCACGGTGGCGTGGTACTCCGACACGGAAACGCTCAGCACCACGCGCCAGGACGTCTTCGATCGCGCGGAGTTCGGCTGGAAGGAATGCGCCGGCACGGTGCTGCAATCCGAGCTGGAAAGCGCCATCAATCAGGGCTCCGCAAAGAAGTTCGACCTGCTCGACAGCAAGCTCAAGAACCTGCGCAGCTCGCTCGACTCGCTCGTCAATACCGCGATGTATTCGGACGGGACGGGGTCTGGGTCCAAGGAAATCGGCGGGCTTCGGCATCTCGTGGCGACCGATCCCACGACCGGCACGGTCGGCGGGATCAATCGCGCGAACTTCACCTTCTGGCGTAACCAGCAAGCCTCGGGGATCAAGACCACCTCGGCGTTTGACAACCTGCGCGCCGTCATGCGCAGCCAGTACAACCTGGCGAGCAACGGCGTCCAGGGCCAACACCCGAAGTTCGGGACCACGACCCGCACCGTGTTTGAAGGTTTCGAGGGGCTCTTGCTCGCGAACGAGCGGTTCACTTCGAAGGCCGACGGGGACGGCGGCTTCAAGAACGAGATCCTGAAGTTCAAAGGGATGATGCTGTCGTACGACAACGACTGCCCGACCGGGATCATGTACTTGCTGAATCCCAAGTACCTCCAGCTCGCCTATGTAAAGGGGCACTGGTACAAGGCGTCGCCGTCGGTGGAGCCCGCGAACCAGACCGTAAAGGTGTTCAAGGTCCACGCGATTGCGAATCTCATCACCACGAACGCCCGCATGCTCGCGGCGATCACGGGGATCACCTAATCGCCTACGGGCATTAAAGGAGAGAGCGCGCATGGGTCAATTAATCGGACAGGGTCCGGCCGGCACCGCCGGCCCGACGTCGCAGATCTTTTCGGCGCCCTTCCCCCACAAGCCGGGCGAACGCGCCCGCGACGATGAGGGGAACGAATACGTGTTCGTGGATTTCACCGCCAACACGTACTACGGCTGCCTGGTGCAGATCACCTCGATGCACCTCGCCTCCCCGCTCCTCGGCACGGCCGCGAAAGCGTTTCGCGTCGGCGTCGTCTGCGGCGGCACCCCGTCGTCCGTGGCCGGGAATCACCCGACCTCGGATAACGGCGGCTGGGTGCAGATCTACGGGGTCCATCCGGCGGTGCAGACCGGCGTGGTCACCGATGGCGGCGTGTCGGCGACGGCCGGCGGGTTGTACTTCTGCGTCCCGCAGACCTCGGTGGGCACGCCCTCGGGCACGTTGTCGCTCATCGCGCAGGCCGTGCAGGTCTCCGTCATCAACACGTCCGTCGATGGCAACGTGATCTACGGCATGTGGGTCGTGGACTTCGGGGAGACCAGCGATCTCACGACGTTTCCCGGCACCTCGGCGACGTCGGGGCCGGTCTCGCGCAACGTCAATGACGACACCTCCGGGGCGAACACGAGCGCGTTTATCGGCCAGACGTACGCGGTGTTTATGAACTACCCGTATGTGACCGGGATCGCCGTGCCGCTCGCGGACGCCGACTCGGATACGTAACGACGGAGGGAGACGCCGGGATCGGCCCGGCGTCTCTCGTTCGCGGGAGGAGGGTGGATGGCGCGCAAGGGGTTGAAGTTTGCGATTCGGGCGTCGGACGTGAAAACACGACCCCCGGTGCCGCGGCGTGCGCCGATCTCGGGCGTCGGGCGGTTGCGGAAGATTGCCTGCTTGGGCGGGGCGAAAACCCTGCAACTCGCCCCCTGGCACGACGAGACGTGGGAACTCTGGGCGCATGCCTCCTGTCGGCATCTGGGGCCGCGGGATCCCGACCTGCTCTTCGATCTCCATCCGCCGGAACTGTGGCGGGATCCGACCAAGAAAACCTGGGATCCCAAATATGCGACCTGGCTCACGACCAACCGCATCCCGATCATGATGCAAAAGGTCTATGCGGATGTCCCCGCGTCGATCAAGTACCCCTTCGCCACGATGATCACGGAATTTCCGCGCGGCTACATGACGAACCATCTGGCGTACATGGTCGCGCTCGCCCTGATGGAAGGGGTCACGCACCTCGCCGTCTATGGGTGTGACTACGGGACCAATTCCGAATACGGCCCGCAACGCGGGAGCGCGGAATACTGGCTGGGCGTGGCGGAAGGGCGCGGCGTGCGCGTGCTCCTGCCGCCCGGCTGTGATCTCCTGAACAAACCGGCGCTGCTCTACGGGTACGAGAGTCACCCCAACGGCGTGCGGGATCCGTCGTATTCGTTTGCGATCGGGCCCTTGACGGTGGGCGCGAAGGCACCGACGGCGGATGATCTGCACCTGACCCCGATCAGCGATCCCGCGTGCCCCAAACTTCGGGACATTGGCGTGCCGCCGGACCCGACGGCGTTCGAGCGCGCGTTTCCCGCCGAGGCGGTGCCCGCATGAGGGACGACCTCTTGACGTGGGAAGGCGTCCGGGCGCTGGCGACGTGTGAAGTCCTGACGGCCGCGGACCAGACGATCCGGATCGTGACGGCCGATCCCCGGCGCCCGCCGATCAAGGTCGCCACCGAGCAGCACTGGTTCCACGACGCGATCCCGATGGCACCCGGGCCCGGGGCGATCGTCTATGCCCGGACCGCGTGGCGGCGACCGTGGCGCCCGCGCCTCCTGCAGCAGATCCAGGAGCCGGTGGTCCTCGTCTCGACCTTTTCCGATCCGATGATCAAGCCGCAGGCCGTGTGTGAAATGTTCGCGCCCGGCTCGCCCGTGCAGCACTGGTTTGGCGTCCAGGCAGCGACCGCGCATCCCCGGTTGTCGGCGATGCCGGTGGGGATCGAAGGCTCGATCGTCCCGATCCTCGAGGCGGCCGAACGCCACACGATCCGGGACATTCCCCTCTATCTCAATTTCCAGCTTCGGGGCCGGGGGACGCAGCCGGACGCCATTCGCGGCGCGTTGTGGCGGCAATTCGCCGGCCAGTCCTGGGTCACGGCGGATCACTGGGCGCCCGGCGGCGAAGCGGCCTATAGCGCGCAGCTCGGGCGCAGCCAGTTCGTGCTGAGCCCCCCCGGAATCGGCTGGGATTGTTACCGCACGTATGAAGCGATCGCGATGGGTGCGATCCCGATTGTCCGCCGGGAACGCCCGATGACGGATGTGTGCGAACCCTTGCCCGTCCTGATCGTGGACGACTGGAACGAGATCACCCCCGAGCGCCTCCAGCACGAGTGGGCCCGCCGCCGCCCCGGCGATCTCCGCACGTTGACGCTGCGCTATTGGCGCACCCGGATCGAGACGACGGCGGCGGCGCGCGTCCCGCAGGCGGTGGCCGGATGACGCCCATCACCGCCGCCGCCCCCGCCTTCGAGTACGGCGCGTATCCGCAGATCCCCGTGCCCGCGTGTCCGTGCTGTGGGCGCCCGAACGCCAGCACGCCCGTGATCGATCGGTACGGCTATCGCCTCGGGACGAGTCGCTGTGCGTGCGGGTTCGGATATCTCAATCCCCAACTCTCCGCGGATGGCTATGCCGCGTTCTACACGCACGCGTACCGGCCGCTGATCACCGCGCAGCGGGTGCGACAGGGGCACGCCCCCAGCGTGTCGCCCGGGGCGCAGGAGGCGCTGTACCTGATGCGTGCGCGCTGGATCGCCGCCGGCGCCGCGCGGCTCCAGCCGGTCCGCCGTGTGGCGGCCCTCTGTGACGTCGGCGGGGGGCCGGGCGCGCTCGTCGCGCGCGTGCTCGAGCGGTGGCCGGCGGACGTCGTCACGGTGATCGATCCCAACCAGGCCGAGCTCGCCGACGCCGCGGCGCAGGGCTTCACCACGATCCACGCGGTGGCCGAAGACGCGCCGCCGCTGCCGCCGCAGGACGTGATCCTCTGCGCGCAAACGCTCGATCATGTGCGTGATCCCCTCGGCGTGCTGCGGTGGCTGCGATCGATCCTCGCGCCGGGCGGCTGGCTGTACGTGGACGTGTGTGATGCGCGGCGGGTGGGATCGGCCGATTACCGACACCCGGCGCCGTATCAATGGAAGCTGGATCATCCCTGTTACTGGACGCCGCGGACGCTTCTCCGGGCGCTGCGGGCGACCGGCTGGGGCCCGCGCCTGCACGGGGCGTGCGAACGCTATCACCAGGCGATCTGGTGTGAAAGAGCGTGATGTTACGCCACCTCGCGCGGCGGCTGATGACGCAGCAGGTAATTGGCAGCGGCGAACAGAATCGCGGGGTTGTCTCTTGCGAGACCCAGCGCCGTGTTGCAGTTATTACAGAGCAGGCCTCGGACTTTCTTAGTGGCGTGGCAATGGTCGACATGGAATCTGCCGCGTCCCCGCGGTTGCTCGGACGCGCAGATCGCGCATTGATTGTGCTGGCTCGTCAGCAAAGCCGCGTACGTGGCATCAGTCAGACCATATTTCTTGAGCAGTTGGCGTCTGTCAGTAGCTGGTCGTGGGCGTCGATATTTGCGCCAGTTGTCGCGCAGTTTTTCGCGATTCCGCTCTCGGTATCTACGGCCGGCTTCCAGAAATTTCTCCGGATGCGCTTCTCGATAGGCTTTTTGTTTGGCCTTTTGTTCTGGGCTTTGACGCCACTCCAAAATGTGCTTCCGGTATTTGGCGTAACGCTTACGGCTATAGAGAGGATCGCGGTACCTTTCGCTGCTTTTGCTCATTCGGCGATAGTATCACAATCTACAATATATAGGTGAGAAATGGCGTATTCAGAGCGTGGAAGGCGTACGAGATATGACAATATAGCCCAAGGCGCGGCTCTCAGTTCAAAAGAAAACACCATCCTCGGGAACACGGTGAGCGTGGTGGAAGTCTACGGCGGCGGGACGCGGACGAGCACCTCGAATGAGGAGCGCGACATCACCAACATCAGCGTCGGCACCGTGAGCACGAGTGACGCCGCCTTCCAAGGGCCCGAGAACGGGGGCGTCGCCGAGGATCCCACGGACGAGCGGCTCGGGTAATGGCGAAAAAAAAGACGCCCGCCCCGCCACGCGTCCGCGCAACGCCCCGTGCCTTGGCCGCGCCCGCGACGCCGGCGCCGCCGCCCGCCTCGGTGGTACGCCCGCCACCGGTTCCGGAACCCGTGCCAGCGCCTGAGGTGCGCGCCATGCCGACCATTGTCTTACAAGGGCTGCAGCAGTCCACGAAGCAGCGCCTCGAGCAGCCGGACGCGCGCCGGGGCCAGACCGCCACCGTCGGCGCCTCCCCGGGACGCCTGCACTACGTCACCACCCGGGGCGTGACGCGTTGTTTTGAACGGGTCGGCGTCGCCGCGAATGGCGATGAAGTCTATCGGGATCAAACGAGGTACTAAGCATGATTGGCGACGCGATTCGGAAATACAACGAACAGAAAGCAGCCAAGGCGGCCGAGGAGGCGGCGGGGGAGTCGGTGGCCGAGGCGCTCCCGGTGCCGGCCCCCGTGCCCGTGGCGGCCCCCGATCCGACGATGGCGGCCATCCTCGCCAAGATGACCGAGCTCATGGCGCAGGTGCTCGCCGCCAAGACCGATCCCGAACGGGACACGGCCGCGAAACAGGTCGAGTTGATCGAAAAGCTGATCACCAAAACGCATCCCGAAAACGTGGAGCATCCGGGCATCAGCGTCTACAGCCACCCGGACGGGGATCGGGTCCATCCGAAAGACGATCTCCGCTGCAAGATGTTCTGGATCGGCTACGAGCTGAACACCGACACCTTGCGCCCGGATGAAATCGCGCTCTTGAACCGCGTCCAGCCCGGCGAATTCCGGGTCACCAAAGCGGACGGCACGGGCATTCCCTTCCGGGTCACGGCGAAGCAGAGCGACAAGTTGAACGAGGCGGGCCAGCCGCAGATCGAACAACTGTCGATGTGGTTCCCCTGCAAAGGCGATCAGCGGGACAACCACCTCTCGATGACGAGCTATCTGCAGCAAGTCCTGGGCGACAAGCTGCCGACGATTCAGGAAGCCTTGGCGGAACTGGCGAAGCTGAAAGCGGAACTCGCGGCCACGCGCGCGGGCGTCGGGGCGTAGATGCTGATCGCGGTGCTGATCATCGGACTGCTCTTCGGGTTCCTGAGCGGCGCCGCGCTCGGCTATGCGCTCGCGCTCGCCGATCGGCCCGTCCGCGATCCGCGCGCCGTGCCCGACCCGCGGGCCGCCCCGCTCACGGTCGATGTGGCGCTCGTGGGCGACACAGGCGGGTCGGTCACGCGTCTCACGATTCCGGCGACGGCGCGGCGCCCGAAGATGACCTGGCCGTCCCCGGGGGGGGGCTTGCGGGTGTTTCAGGCCAGCCACAAAGACGGCACCGGGACGTGGATCTATCGGCAGACCGCCGTGGAGCCCCGGTAAGGTAAATGGCTGCCACCCACGTCACGCAGAGCGGCACCGTCCTGACCGGCTCGGCCGATCCAGCGGCCCCGGCGATCACGGTCGTGGCGGGCGACGTCATCTGCGGCTACGTTTTCTGGTTCAGCAGCACGGTCACGCTCACGAGCGTCTCGGACGGGCAAGGCAACGCCTATACCCTGCGCCTGAATCCGACCGAAGGTGTCGGCGAACTCGCGCGAGCCGCGCTCTTCCACACGACAGCGGGCGTGGCCTCATCGGGCTCCCTCACCGTGACCGCGCACCTGAGCGGGTCGGACGATGCCACGATCATCGTGCACGCGGCGAGGGGCATCGACCAGGCCACCCCGCGCAACACGGAAGACGCGCAGGGGCAAAACGCACCGGGCACGGGGGCGGACGCGGTCACGAGCACGGCGCAGACGCCCTCACTGGACGGCTGCTACATCGCCGGGTTCACGGCGAATGGAGGCTACAGCGCGACGTACGCGCTTGGCACCGGGTTTACGACGGGGTTCAGCGCGCTCGATGGGCGCTCAGAGTATCTGGTGCAGGCTGCGGCGGCATCGGTCGCAGGCACCTTCACGAGCGACAACGGGAGCGAACGCATGATCACGATGATGATCGCGCTCGCGCCCGCTGCCACGGTGGTGGGCGGCGGGCGGCCGCTGGCTGTGCAGCAGAGGATGGGTTGACGTGATTATTCTCAAAGACACCGACTCGCTCCTCACCATCATCACGTCGAGCGGCTCCGATATTGACGTCTGCGCGAGCTTTGTCGATTTCGACACGCCCGACACCTTCACCGCCGACAGCACCAACACGGTCATCCTCACCGCCACGACCACGACCGTCGTCGGCAGCCCCAGCGGGACCAAGAAGCGCAACGTCACCGGCCTGACCTGCCGCAACATCGACGGCTCGACCGCGAACACGCTGACCATCAACAACAGCGACGGCACCACGGTCGTCACCCTCTGCAAGGTCACGCTGGCGGCGGGCGAGTGGCTGCTCATCAACGAAGCGGGCGTCCTCTTCGTCTACGACACCAACGGCGGCGTCAAGGTCGGCGCCACGGCCGCCAGCGACACCGTCGCGGGCCTCATCGGGCTCGCCCTACAAGCCGATCAGGAAGCCGGGACGTCGCTGCTGCTCGCGGTCACGCCCGGCCGCCAGCACTTTCACCCCAGCGCGGCGAAAGCCTGGATTCGCGCCACCGTCGCGGGCGCCGCCCCCAGCAACACCGCCAGCTACAACATCACGTCGGTGGGCGACACCGCGACGGGCGACATGCTCATCACCATCGCCACCGACTTCAGCGGCGCGGCCGTCTATTGCGTGATGACGGGCTCGGAGGGCATCAACCAGACCGGCGCCGAAGCGAACCGCCGCAACATCAACATCAAATCCGGCTCGCTCGCCGCCGCCACCGTCTCGCTCGAATGCTGGGACACGGCCACCATCACCAGCGCGCTCAAAGACCCGCTCTCCTGGCACTGCGCGATGTTCGGAGACCTCTAATGCCTGTCCCCTGCGTCTACGTCGCCATCACCCTGAGCACCGGCTCGCTGACCGTGCTCCAGTTCTATACCCAGACCAGCTCGCCCACGCTCCCTCCAGGCGCCGTGTGGCTGAGCAACGGCGACTGGCACCGCGAGCCCACCCCTGAGAACATCCTCGCCGAGCTGCGCCGGGCCTTCCCGCCGCTCGATACCTTCGGCCGTCCCAATCCGCAGCCGGTCAGCTGGCACGTCGTCACGCTCGAAGCACTCCCGGCCGATCGCACGTACCGCAACGCCTGGCGCAGCGACGGCGCGCACGTCTACCACGACATGCCCCACGCGCGGGCGCTCCACCTTGACCTCGTCCGCCAGGCGCGTCTGGAGAAACTCGGCGAGCTGGATCGTGCGTGGATGCGCGCCACCGGACAGGGCGATGTCGAGGCGGCGGCGGCGGTCGAAGCCGAACGGCAAGTCCTGCGCGACTTGCCCGTCACCCTGGCGGTGGACACGGCGAACACGATCGAGGAATTGAGCGCGCTGTGGCCGAAGGAGCTTCCTCAATGAGCCCGACCGTGTGCCGTCAGGTGCGCCCGGTGGACATCACGGTCGCGCTGGCTGCCCTTCCTGGCACGCTGTTCACCGACACGGGCGGCACCAACGGCCACATTGCGCAGCCGGGATGGCTGGCGCCCTTCGTGGAATCCCTTCAGCTCGGCGGCCACACCGCCTATGCGGTCGTGCGCAAGCTCCCGGCCGGTCAAGGGATCCCGCCGCATGTCGATCGAGGGGCGGGCGTCGAGCGCCGTTTCCACGTGCCCCTGCTCACGCACGACCACGTGACCATGCGCTGGCCCAACGAGCACGTCGAGATGCACTTGGAGGCTGGATTTCTGTACGAAGTCCGATTCGACCTGCTGCACGAAATCGTCAACGTTGCGCCCATTGACCGAGTGCATGTGCAAGTGAACACCATCGGCAGCACGGTCGAGGCGATGCGCTGATGGCCAGCACCGGGCGCCTCTCCTATTCGCTCAGCAAAGGCGGCATCTTCTCGCCTGCGCTCAACAAGGGCGGCCAGTTCTCCCGCTTCACGCTCATGTACACCACGCCGACGCCGCCGGGCGGGTTCCAAACGGCTTGGGCGCGCGGGTCCAATGTGTTGGTCATGCGGGCGAATAAGCGAACGCCGACGCCATGATCAAGAACACGGCGAGTCAAAAGATCGGGGCCCAGATGGTCACGGCGGCGGATGGCACCGCGTTCACCTCGGCGGTAACGGTGAGCGTGACCGGCGATGCGGGCGCGCAGGCGACGGGGTCGGTGGGATCAGGCGCGTGCGTCCACGAGGGGAACGGCTATCACACCTATGCGCCCGCGCAGGCGGAGACGAACTACGACTTGATCGCGTTTACGTTTACCGGGACGGGCGCGATCCCGACCACGGTGCAGGTGTTCACGGTGGCGGGTGATGCGTTCACGCGGTTGGGGGCGCCGGCTGGGGCGAGTGTCTCGGTGGACATCGCGGCCATTAAAACGCAAACCGCCGCGATTGAAGTGGACACCGCCGAGATCGGCGCCGCGGGCGCGGGGCTCACGGCGATCAATCTGCCGAACCAGACGATGGACATCATCGGCACGCTCACCGGGAATATCACCGGGAATCTCTCGGGCTCGGTGGGATCCGTGACGGGCGCCGTGGGGAGTGTCACCGGCGCGGTGGGCAGTGTGACCGGCGCCGTCGGCTCGGTGACCGCGGGGGTGACGCTGGCGAACGATGCGATCACCGCCGCGAAGCTCGCCGCCGATGCCGGCACGGAACTCGCCGCTGCCGTGTTGGCCGCCGCCGTCACGACGCCGATTGACGCCAACGTCCAGAAAATCAACGACGTTACCGTACTGGGGGACGGCGCCGGGACGCCGTGGGGACCATGACGCTCGGCCCCCCGCTGTGGGCAACGGGCAGTTGGGCTGCGGATGCGTGGGCGGATGGCTCGTGGGCGGGCGCGGCAGCCCCTGAGGTCTTTGGGGATCTGACGACCCTCTTTGTCGCCTACGTCGAGGCGCTGCGCGATGCGGATCTGGTGGGGGAAGACGTCGATACGCTCGTGGCCTTGGATCTCGCCACCGTGCGCGCGGCGACGGCGACCGAGGATGACATAAACACTATGTACGCGGAGTACTTATCGTGACCCTGTCTGAGATTCAAGCGGATCTCTATCGACGGCTCGGCCTGGCGACCTCCCCCGCGTCGTCGGAGACCACGCGCTTGACCGCGCTGATCAACGAGACGCAGCAAGAGATTCTCGCGCGGCCGGGGATGGGCGCGCTGCTGAATGGCTCGTTCACGTTCGATTCGGTCGCGAGCACGCCGCAATACAGCCTGCCGCCCGCCGTCGCGCGCGTGAAAACGCTCTATGAGACGACCAACGATCGGCGCCTGGTGCCGCAGTCGCTCGACTGGTATCGCGGCCACTATCCCGACGTCGCCGCCATCACCGGCACGCCCGAGAGCTTCATCGATCTCGGCTTCACGAGCCTCAGCGCGCAGCCCGCGGCGGCCACAGAACTCTTTGCCGATTCGTCCTCGGCGAGCGATATCAACACGGCGTATCTCGAGGGCTACCGCACGGGCGGCTACTACATGGCGAAGTCCGTCGTGATGACCGGCACCACGGGCGTCACCTTCAGTAGTGCGATCACCGATTGGATCTTCCTCACCAAGTTCTATCTGAGTGCGGCGGCGGTGGGCACGGTGGTCCTGCAGACGACGCTGGCCGGCGGCACGACGCTCGCGACGATCCCGATCGGCCAGACGATGGCGCGGTATCGGCGCCTCGCGCTCGCCCCGACGCCCTCGGCCATCATCACCTACACGATGGACGTGGAATACGACGTGCCCGTCATGGCGATCGCCACCGACGAGCCGGTGTTGCCGCCGCGGTTCCATCGCCTGCTCGCCATGGGCGCGCGCGCGAAGGAGTGGGAAGGCCGGGACGATGACCGCGCGAACGCGGCGCGCCGCGACTTCGACCGCGGCGTCAGTCAATTGGAATTCTTCATGTTCAGTCAGGCGGCCGGCTCGCCCAATCTGCGCGGCCCGGTGCGCGCGGGGCAGCCGTCGCAGCTCGGCGCGTGGTATCCGAGCGGGAGTTAACGAATGCCACAGTTCAGCGTCCGTTTAATTGTCAACGTGCCGGGGCTCGGGGATCGCACGGTCGATCAGCCGGGCATCAGCGCGGCGTCGGCATTGGAGGCGATCGGGAAGGCGATGACGAACATCACCATGCGCGCCACGCTCGTGCAGGAGACCACGCCGTAAATGGCTGATCGCAAAACACGGATCGTGCTGGACGACTTCAGCGGCGGACGCAACGGCGTCGACACGCCGCTCGGGCCCGACTTCAAGACGAATCAGGTCGTGGACGCGGTCAACGGCGATTGGTATCGCACGCGCGGGTTTCGCAAGCGCCACGGGAGCAGTTTAGTGGGCACGAGCGGCACGTATTTCGTGGGCGCGGTCGCGTGGGTCGGGCGGCATGTGCCGGGGACGAGTGAAGCGGACGCGGAACTCTGGGGCCTCGATAACGACACGTTTCCGCACTTTGCGCGCTTGGATAACAGCACGACCTGGACGACGCCCACCGTCGTGGACATTCCCTCGTTCAGCGCCAGTAAGTTCGATGTGACGTGCGCGTCGCTCAATGGCTTGTTCTTTATCGCGTATCCGTTCAACGCGCGGTTACACCTCTACGACGCCGGCACCGACACGATCCGGCGCACGGGGATCGATCCCGGCACAAATGCCCCGACGGTGGCGAATACGGGCGCGGGCACCTATGCCGCCATCCTCCGGTACTACCGCGTCCGGTTCGCGCTCGGGACCGGCGGCGTCGTGCGATCGGAAGCGACCCCGAGTGTGAGTTTCACTCCCAGCGGCGGCGGCACCCATGCGCGCGTGACGCAACCGGCCGTGCCCGCGAATGAATCGATCATCACCTGGGGAGTAGAAGCCTCGACGGACAACGTCACCTTTTACGAGATCCAAGCCCCCACGATCGCCATTGCCACGACCACGTACGATGACGGGCTCGCGCCCGCGGTCTACAACAGCGGCACCTATCCCCTGAGTGCGTTGACGGGCCGGCACAGTCTCCAGAAAGCGTATCGGTTCATCGCCGCCGATCAGAACCGCCTGATCGGGTTCGGCTCCTATACGAGCACGGACAAGCAGAACCGGCTGGAGATCGGCGCCGTCGTGG